GTTGTTTAAATTCCAGTTACATTTTGATTTATTTAGACTTTAATCATCATATCTAAATATACTATAATAATAATTTCATTATAATAAAATGTCAGAAATAACTACTATAGATAATCAAACAGTTGCAACACAATCCGATGCCCCGTCGGCAGTTACGGGCGAATCCGTTGTGAATAAAAACAACTGTATAAATTCATTGAAGTCCTATTCATTCCCGTCTGATTTATATTCAAGCGGGTACGGCGGTCACTCAATAAGATTCACTTCTGTTAAAGTTGAAGGGTTAACTATTGATGATGCAGTTAAAGCATACGGAAATATCGGTGCAGCAATTTCAAATGATATTTCGGGAGCATTAAAATCCCTAGAAAATAGAGCAGCACAGGCGGTAGGCGATGTTGTTGACGGCATAAAGAATACAGTTAAAGAAACTATATTTGATCCGATAACAAATTCCGATATATATAAAGGCATAACAAATTTCGGAAATAAATTATTAGGATTCGGGTCGGATTCATCCACAGGGGCACAACAAACAACAGCATCAGGAACATCAACAACACAACAAAATACCGGATCAAGTTCGTTAGTGTCCGGAAGAAACTTGCAAATCATGGGCGCCGTTGATTTATATATTCCTAATGATATTACTGTATCAACTAATCAACTCTGGCAATCAGAAAATACAGGGTTCTTGGGCCTTGCTCTAAAAGAACTAATGAATCTGAATAATAATGTTAGCGCCGGTGTTGATGCTTCTGCAATAAACACAGTAGGGCATGCCGTTCAATACGGCGCGAGAAAATTGATTAACGGCGTAGTCAATACAGCAACTTCTCCGATATCTGATACTGGCGATAGAACAGGCGGAAATCTATTAGATCAATCGGTTCAAAGCACAACAAATCCTCATCCGGAATTATTCTTCAAGGGCGTTTCTCTTAGACAATTTTCTTATTCATTTATTCTTTATCCTAAGAATGAACAGGAATCACAAACAATTCGTGATATAGTTAAATTCTTCAGAAAAGGATCATCCGCCGGATATATAAAACAAGCCGGCACGGCATTTCTAACATATCCTAATTACTGGATGATTCAATATCTAATACACGGCGCAGACAATCAATTCATGAATAAAATTGCGTTGTGTGTATTAAACAGCATTGATATTAGTTATAGCCCTTTAGGTTTTCAGGCATATCGTGACGGTGCACCGCAGGCAATTATGATGCAACTAAATTTTAGTGAAGCAGAAGCAATAACAAAAGAAATGATTGATCAGGGGTATTAATTCATGGTAGCTAAAACAAATCCGTATTTTAATAATTATAACTATGAACCAACTCAGTCTTTAATTCAAGACTTAGCGGATGAGAACATATCAATTCACGGGTCCGAATACTATTACATTCCGCACACGGCAGTCGCATTAGACCCGGTTTTAGGTGAAGATGTTCTTAGACAATTTGATATAGCAATACCGATTGAAATGTACTTAGAAACCCCGGAACAATATACCGGACCGGGACAGTTATTAAGTAAATTCGGATTTCAATCAAACAGATCATTGACGCTATCCGTTTCTCGTCGAAGATTCTATGAAGAAATCACATCACGGTATCCGGAATTAAATATAGCCCAGCCAAAGGAAGGCGATTTAATCTGGTCATCCCTACACAATATATTGCTGGATATAAAATATGTCCAAAATGATGAGTTATATCAATTACAATTAGATGATCCTACTAATATTACTCCCTATGTATATCAGGTAGAATGTGAATTGCACATTTATACAAATGAATCTATTAATACGGGTGTATTTGACATTGATGATGTAAGATATCAATTTGAAAACACAGAGGATTTGTCCAATATCGCGTCAGATAATCTTGATGTGCAGATAAACTGGCAAAATCAAAAAGACAATTCTGACACTAATCCGTTCGGGTTTGAATAATGTTTTATAATCAGCCTTTCTATCACGGAACAACAAAAAAGATAATAAATGCGTTCGGGACATTATTTAATGATATTCATATTGTTAGGACAAATTCTGATAAGTCTCGTGAACAAATAATAAAGGTTCCCGTGTCTTATGCTAATAAGATGAAGTATTTTCAAAAAGCAGCGGCGGAAAATATATCAGAGCCTAATGCACAGATTCAAATGATATTGCCTAGAATATCATTTGAAATAACAAATATATATTATGATGCACAAAGAAAATTAAACACACTCGGGAAAATAATAAAAGACACTGATACAACGAGAAAGAAAACATACAATCCGGTTCCGTATAACATCGGGTTTGCTGTATACATAGGTACAATATATCAGGAAGATGCACTTCAAATCGTTGAGCAGATATTGCCGTATTTTCGTCCGTCGTTTGTAATTTCTCACGTCTGTATGCCGGAGTTAGACGTAACTAGCGATATTATTGTAACATTAGAATCAACTGATTTTACAGATTCATATGACGGTCCGATGTCTGATGAAGAACGGCTTGTAGTATGGACTCTTAATTTTGTCGTTACAACTTATTTGTTCGGCCCAATAGAAGAACAATATACAATTAAGAAAGCAATAGTTAAAGCAATTATAGAGGGTTCAAGCGGGCCTACTAATGATAAACAAATATATACACACGAAGTTGTTCCTATGACAGCCGGCCCGGATGACCCGCACACAATAGTAAAGACGATTGAAGAAACATATCAGGATAATTAATAATGTCATTTAAATCAATTTCATCGGCATTAGAAATAGAATATGACGACGGATCAAATTTAGACAATCCACCGACATCAATTAAAGAACCTAATGACGATTCATGTGAATATACTGATCAGGAAAAAGACGATTTTGAATTGGCGAGAAAATCTTTGATAAATGCGCTTGATAAATCAAGCACAATTTTAGATGAATTGACTACACTATCAAAAGATACAGAGTCCCCTCGCGCATATGAGGTTTGTGCCACGTTAATAAGCACAATATCTAATGTGTCTAAACAATTAGTTGATTTACATAACAATAAGATAAAGAAAAGTAATAAAGAAAAGCCCGCTGTAGTAAACAACAATATGTTTGTAGGAACTACACAGGATTTGCAAAAGAAAATAGCAGACTTAATCAAATCAAAAACATAATGCCATTTTCTAAATAGTAATAAACACATTTTTTAACTGAGGAAATAACACATTATGGCATTCCCACAATCACCCGCAGTAGTCGTACAAGAATTTGATTTAACCACAACTATTGCCGGAGCATCATCAACAGAAGCCGCATTTGCGTCCCCGTTTGTATGGGGACCGGCGGGCGAAAGAGTATTGGTGGATTCCGAAAATAAATTAAGAACAATTTTCGGAAAACCATCATATTCTGTTGTAGGCGCCGCAGGATCAGTAGTTCAAGCACAATACTGGTTTAGTGCCGCAGCATTTCTTGCGTATTCAAATTCTCTTAGAGTTTCCCGCGTCGTTTCCGATGAAGCATTAAACGCAGTTTGCACCGGAACGGCAATTCAAATTAAAAATTCAGATCATTATGAACAAGCATATGATGAAGGTGAGGCAAATGTTGGCCCATGGGCAGCAAAATATCCCGGTGCAATAGGGAATTCATTGCGCGTCGAATTGGCCGATGCAGCCGGCTGGCAGCGCACCCTTGCGGGCACATTATCAGTTCCTAATGCATCAAAATCAGTAACCGGAACTTCAACGACATTCACCGCAACCGCAGCCGTCGGTGAATTACTATATGATAATGCTACCGGAAAATTAATAGGACAAATAGACGTAATTACTAATGATACACACATTGTTCTAGCGTCTAATACAACGCAGGCATTTACCGCAGTAACTGCCGTTGCAAAATGGCAATATCAGAATCTATTTGATTCTGCTCCGAAAACATCAGATTGGGTTTTGGGCACGTCCGGGTCAAATGATGAATTGCACGCCGTCATAGTAGATGAGGACGGTATTTTTACCGGCACGCCCGAAACAGTGTTAGAAAGATTTGCATTTCTATCAAAAGCATCAGATGCAAAATATGATGACGGCTCAACTGCATATTATAAGACAGTCATTAATAGAGATTCATTATACGTTTGGTGGATGGATCATCCTTCAGTCTGGACTAATGCTGGAACTATATCAACCGGTGTCGCATTTGTTAATTCTACTAAATCTCTTGTTAATTCATTAGTGTCCGGTGCCGATGGATTTTCCACAATTGATGTTGGCGACTTTCATCTAGCACTGGATCAATTTACTAATTCTGAAGATGTTGATATATCATTATTGTTCATGGGTCCGGCCTCGTATCAAGCAACA